TTTGTTAGCAATTCCCGCGCTATCTCCTTGGCATTGACCTGCATTAGTGCTGGTCTTTCCTTGTAGATGACGGTGGCGGGTATTGCTGGCTGTGGTGCAAAGGCAGCGTTGACCAATAGTGATGTCATTGCTGAAACCCCGATGATAATGGCGATTCCCCGCCACGTTTTTCGTCTGTTAGTTGTGATTGGATTTCTCCTTCCAATTTCACACCAGCACGCTTGAGAACAGTCGTTACATACGAATGCTCAAGATAAAGTGCTGCTGCGATTTCTTTTGGTGTGCAACCCGACCCGAACATCACACGGACCTTTTCCGCATAGTTGGCGCGTGGAGCATTCGCATAACGTGCGTTAAGCATTCGCTTGCGTTGCTCTGGCGTGAAACCCGCCCATATTCCATAGGGGATTTCGTTGTCGAGTGCATAGTCCAAGCACTCCTTTCGTTCGATACAGCCATCACACATCTTGCGGATGGCAGGGAGCGACGTTCGCTCTTGTGCGCGTGATTCTGGAAAGAAGATATTTGCATCTTCAATCTCTTTGCATTTGGCTCTTGGCAGGTTGGGGATGATGGGAATGAATTCAAAAAAATTCACAACCTCTCCTTCAGCCAGGAATCCAAATCCTGAACCACGAAAGCCTTCTCGATGGAAGAATTCCTGCGCTTGATAATTACAAACGCAGGTGGCGTCTCATCTAAATTACGCGCTTTGGCGTAGTTCTTAGATTCAACAACCGCTTCTTCCCAGAAGGCAGGTAAAGAAATGGATTTGCGGTTCTTCAACTCAAGGATATGAGTCTTGCCCGCGATGATGGCAACAATGTCGCCTTCATCATTCTGACCCGAAAGTCGCAAACGCTCTGCCGATATTCCGTGAGAACGCAACCACTTGAGAACTCCCAGTTCGAAAGCAGCACCTTTACGACCATTCGGGTTGGCCATTACTTTACCAACTCTAGTTTTGCGGGCTTCTTGTTCATCGCCCGATATTCTTTCACAATCATAATCAGTTGCTCTGCCAGGGTCAGTGCCTCTGCCTCTGTCAATTTTGCAATCTTGCAAATGACATCGGGCATTCCAGCACGGACTTTATCAAGGCGCATTGCAGCATCTAAATGCTTGAGAGCATCAATACTGGCAAATTCTTTAAGTCCTGCAAGGTCAATTAGATTCACCTGGTCGGTGACATCTTCCAGCAGGTCTAGGTTGGCATCGCGCTCTTCAAGGTAGATGGCAAATTCCCCATCCCCTGTGGCGTGGACGCTAAAGAGTGGCTCTCTATGTCTCATTTGCGCTCCAATGCCTGCTGCATCTTCTTCTGGCTAGAATCCCATTCCTGGGCCTGCTTGATGGCCTCATCCAGCGGGCTGGCGTCATATCGTAGAACGGCCAGGATAACCCCTAGAATCCCCGCTAAAGCCCCAATAATGACTATCTGGTCCATATGGACCCCCTTTCGTTTGGCCTAAGTATGCACCCAGGCACTGACAGTCTAGGGGCGACACGCAGGAATGGCTAAATTGGGTTGTATGGACAATCGTATGGACATCTGCTTTAATTGACCTATGGGGAAAGGCCCCAGGAAACGGAAGAAGAAAATGAATACACTATCAACACCAACAGCAAAAGCACTTGTTACAAAAGCAGGTCTTATATTTTATGCACAAGACGCAAGACGCTTTTATACAACTTGCGGTTTTCAAACAGCAAGAATTTATACACGCAATTCAAATGCAAGATATGGTTTTGGTTACAAAGTGGTTGGACTTAAATACTTTGGCAATTCTGACCGCGCAGAAGTAGCGATGCTCAAGATGCGTTTGTATCTAACAGAGCAAGGCATCAAATACACATTAGATGGTAAGGACAAAATTATTTTGGTTGATGACCAAGCGCTACTTAACCGCATACAGGCAGATGGAGTGTGTGCATAATGAAAACCAAAGAAGAATATTTAGAAGCGATTGAACAACAAGTTCAACGCAGGCGTGAGGCTATAACAGCAATGGCTGAAATAACCAAAACAAACTACACAGAAATTGCATTATTGGAGCAAGCACAAATTGCTGCAAATGCATTTCATCAAACACGAACATTGAGAGCAGAAATGAAAAACGTTTTTCCAACTCAATGCACCTGTGCCTGTGACCAGCACCGACAGGAGAAAGAATAATGCTAGACGTACTCTTTGGAATGCATCTTGGCGGTTGGAAGGCGTATGTCCAGTTTTGGTTCTGGACAGGTCTTGCTTTGATTATCGTTCTACGCTGGATGAAAAGGAATATGCGATGAGCGCAATAGGCAATTACTACTTAACTCTGCAAACCGATGCAATTGATTATCTTGCCGAGCAAGGCATTGATAAAGAATCACTTTGGGATGTTTCAGAAGATAGTTACCACTTTGTTGTGGCTCTTGCTGAGATGCACCGCAACGATGTCAGTATTGATACCATCAAGCGCATTATGAGCGAGGCACATCTATGAGCGCAATGAAGAATCTATTTATCGAACTGACAACAGCGATGGAACACATTGCTAAAAAACTTACAGAAGCAACCGAGTCAGGCGATGCCGACATTATGGAAGCGACTTGCAATGTATCAATTGAATTCTTGCAAATCTGCGCCGATGCTTTTGCCCAGGTTCGCCAAGGGTCCAGCAATGGAAATTAGAAGATGCCCTAAATGCCATCAGATTGACTGGCAGCAAGGTTTTCACATCCCGTGCAACTGTAACCGAAAGGAAAAGAAATGAACAAGGTAGATAAATTCATACATCAAGCAGGTGAGCATTTATTGGTTTTGCGTGAGAATAAAGAACTAGAAGCAAGATGGGCAATCTTGAGAAATCTACAAGATGTCCTGCCAAGTTATGTCGAAGAACTAGAGAGAAGAATTACAAAGGAGAAGAAATGAAGAAGATTCGTTCCGTCCGCGTCAGCGATTCGCTCTGGCAGAAGGTAAAAGCCAAAGCCAAGGGAGAAGATAAAACTGTCAGTGAAGTAATTACTAACGCGCTGCGTGACTATGTAAAACCTTAGCAATAAAAGAAAAATCCCCTACACAGGAAAGGTGTCTGTGTAGGGGTTTTTCCTATCGCTAGGGGTAAAAACTATTGTTTATCTTGATTGCGTTTTATCTCGGCAAGTTCGGCGGCAATACTTGCATACGCTGCCAAATCCACGAAAGTGTCATCTTTTGAGTATTCAAAGTTTTGTTGCAGTCTGGCAATCTTCACCAGCGCCATACATATTGCAACCTGCATTGGCGATACTTCTGTCCCAAGGTATGCAGACCACAAGACTGCAATTCTTCTGTGGTTCTCATAAGGTGCGCCATAATCTTCTTGACGGTCACCATACATCAGCCCTTCGGCTGCTGCTAAGATTTCTTTGCGCTTCATATTCCCCCCTTGATAGGTTGCGAAAGTTAGCACACCTTTAGACTAATCTGAAGCCTATGGCAAACATTGCAATGCTCTGGTTCGGCAATCCTATGACTGGCATCCAGCGCCTGTCTATACGCTCATTTCTCAACCACGGCCACAGCGTGACAATTTTCACCTATGGCACCATTGAGGCACCTGATGGTGTTCTCTTTAGGGATGCGGGGGAATTCGTTGCCGAAGATAAACTTTTTTTAAGTCACGACAGTTATGCCGCTTTCAGCGACATCTTTCGTTATCGCTTACTTGCCAAAGAAGATTTTATTTGGGCAGATGCCGATACGATATGTCTCAAGCCTGACTGGAACTTTGGCGATTATATCTTGAGTTTTCAAGAGCCATATAAGGTCACAAATAATGTTCTAGCCTATCCAGCCAATTCAAGCCTTGCTCAATTTCTAAAGCAAGAAGCAATCTATGAAGAGAACAAAGCGTATGACAATCTTGGGCCAGTTTTGCTCACTAGGATGATTGCAGAGTTAGGTCTTGGAGCATACGTTCTACCGCAAAAAACTTTCAATCCTTTGCATTGGACTGAGTACTCTGCGCCTTATGATGCAGGAATGACCGAAGAAGTTTTAAGCAAGTGCAAAGACTCCCACGCTATTTCTTTATCTAATTATCTATTAAAGTTTTACGGCTTTGACCGCGAAAACTTCCCCGTCGGTAGCGCAATTGCCTACTGGAATCAAATGTTCAAATAATAAAATCTTGGTAATTCATCAAAGTTTTGCGGATGTCTGAGATACCAATAGTTTGAGTCACAATTGATGGATAAGCCATATAGGTCTTGATATTTGGGTGCATTAGGCCATACATCACATCAATTGGATGTTCTTCATTAAGACTGCAAGCAATCAAGTCATCAAAGATTTCAGCCTTAGCGCCGTAAGCGTGAGTTGTAATGTTTCCGTGAGTCAGTCGCAACTCTTCAATGCCAACATCAATGATGGAGTAAGGCCAAGAGCCTAGATAAAGCATTTGCCAGTCATCAGGCAAAACTTGGGTTATGCGTTCAAAGGCTTGATTAAAATTAGGTTTGAATTCAGCATCATCTTCAAAAATAAATAAACGCTTAACGCCGTCAGCCTTGGCATCGACCAAGGCATTGTGATGGCTACGCGAACACGCTTTCGCCCCGTCAATGCCTAAAACCTGGGCATCAATTGCGCTATATCTAACGAAATCAATACCCAGGTCATTTACTTGACTTTCAAATTGTCTTAAACGGTCTATTCGATGGTCTAAGTTAATAACTACTATGCGGTCAAAGTAGTTATTGATGTGCATTAGTCCTCTAAATCTTCTAACTCGGTGTAAAGTGCTTCTTCAGTTTTCTTATCCTCAACACGTTGAGCATACTCACCAAGACCAAGAGCAGATAAAACAAATGCAACTGCTGCCTCGGTTGGCATCTCTGGTGAGATGGCTGAAACTAGCAGAGCAACTGCCGATGAGACAAAGGCTGCAATGCGAGCAGGATTGTTATGAATAAATGTTTTCAATTTTTCCATTCTTACTCCTTGAACTTAGGTCTGCCAAATCCCACGATTGAGACTGGCTCCTGACGCTTCACTTTGAAACGACGGGTTTTTTTATATGTGCGGGTCTTAAAGACAACCATACCGCCATTTCGCTGGTCGCCTTTGGAATCTCCTGAAGTATTGCCTTCAATTGTATGGACAATGCCCTTGCGAGCCTCTACGCCGATGACGATGCCGATGTGGGAGATACGCTCAACGCCATCGCCTGGGAAGTCAAAGAAGGCAAGGTCGCCTGGCTCTGGCGTGGCGGTGGCGGCGTCCTGCCATTGCTTGCGCGATTGGAATGCCTGCGCCCCTGCCGATGTCAATATGACATTGGGGATAACTAGGCCGACCTTCTTGGCGCACCACATAATGAAACTGCCACACCAAGGCAGGTAATTAGCGCCCATTGCTTTGCCAAATTTTGTTTGATTGTCTTTGGGTCCTTCAATATAACCAACTTCGGCCCAGGCTACTTGAATGAATCTGTCGCGTTGATTCACTTGCGACTGCGCCTCTGCTTTGTTAACAATAAACCATAAATCTCATCAACGCGCTCTTCTAGGCGATTAACTTGGTCCTTTAGGCTGGTGCCAGAGTTCGGCTTTAGTTCTGCTAGGTAATGCCGAACCATCCATTTGACACCAACGGCAAATGAGCCAATAAGTGTGCTAACGGCAACGGCGATAGTTGCGATGTCTGCTGGTGTCATCGGTGCTTTTCTCCTTCAGCAAGACGCCGATTTCTTCAAAGGCGTCTATATGGTCATCAATCGTTCTGTGTATCGGAAAGATTTGGGTTACTGAGTCCATTTTCTAACTTCTTTATTCTGGCTGCCAAGATTGCATTCTCTTGAGCCATTGCCCCGATTTGTTGACGCATCGCTGCCAATATCTCATTGACATCTAACCCTTCATTCATTTATTCCCCCTTGAGTGTTTGAACTTCTTTGTAAAGGTCCTGAATTAAGGCCAACATTCCTGGAATGATAAACCGTTCGTTCCAAGAGTGCGGACCTTCTTGCCCATAGTCTGCTGCTACTGGGTAGATGGCATCAACTTCTTCAGCAATAAAGCCAGGCAGCATAATGCCAACGCGGTCGTCGTTTTCTGCTAGGTAGCCTTCTTTGTAGGTAAAAGCACGGACAGGTAGTTCTAGTAATTTTTTTGGGTCTATATCAAAGACTGTATCTACTCCAATGACATTTTCTTTGAATCTGATACTTGATGCGCTTGTTTCCTGAATCTCACCAATGCTTCCAGTAGCAACGCGTAGGTTGACACCTGCCGATGATGTAGTGAGGTTGGGAGCAAACATCGTGCTGTTGAAGGTTGCTGAACCATCAACTATTAAAGTGTTGAAACACCTAAATTCACCAAGGGCGCTATTGCCTGAATTACTAGATTGAACATAATATGAAGCACTGCCTTGCAGTAATGCTGACGCAAAACTTAATTGCACTTTTGGATATGTTGAGCCTGTCGTATCTGGTGTTGCGCCGTAGTGCATTAGAATTCCATTAGTACCAAGTGGCACGACGTTGCCTGAGATTGCACTTGCAACCTTAAATTGAAGCGCGTTGCTTGCTCCATTTAGAATGACCGCGCTTGAGCCACTTGAGGTTTGGATTGTGCCGCCAGTAATTGCTGTAGTGCCTACGCTAGTTAAACCAGCAGAACTGATGCTGTATCCATTTGATGCCGTGCCAAAATAACCAGCAGTGGCATTGATAGTACCTGTAATCGTTGCACCTGTCGCGGTTAAAAGCCCAGAACCATCAATGATGGCATTGCCATTGATATTAAGAGTGCCACCAGTAATAGTTGCGCCTGTGACGCTGCCTGAAAATACCGCCGCGCCAGTTGATGCAGTTAATGAAAATGTTGCAACATTGCTTGAATTAAAAGCGGCTAAGCCAGCAGAATTTAGAACTACGCGAGCGCCAGTTGTTGCAGATGCTCCAGAATAAACAGTTATGCCATTACCATTGATAGCGGTAATCTGATTACTTGCGTTGACTATTGTGTTTGCGCTTGGTTGTAGTGAAGCAATGGCTGCACTGTAAGCAGTAGCGGCATTTGCCAAAGCAGTTGTTGCTGTTGATTGCGCATTTCCAGCAGCAGTTGCAGCATTGTTCGCTGTTGTTTGTGCCGTACCAATTGCTGCATCTTGAGCAGTTACCCAAACACCACTCGCTCTTACATATAATTTGTTACCATCATCAGTATCAATCCAAAGGTCGCCATCATTGATGCCCGCACCTGTAGGTTCTGCTGCTTGGCGATAAACTTTTGTTTTGCCATCTGCCAAAATCTCAATTGATTCAATGTTATTTGCCAGACCATCGGTTGAATCAGCAATTAAAGGCACAACAGATGACACAGTAAAATCAGCGGTCTGAGTGACCGTGATTGGCGTGTTAGTAATCTGTGGACATAATGGCATTGCCTACCCCTAAATTGTTATCGAGTAAGGATTGATGGGTGATGTATGAAATGAAACCTTCCAGTCATCATTGGTAATTTTGTGATTCATTCCTTCAATAACAAGGTTATATGACAGGCTTCGTGCATCAACAGTTAGACGCTTAACACTTACCTGGTCGCCAATCTCGCAGGCTAGAAAATCAGGATACAAAGTGTCAAGATTCAAAGCGCTAAAATCAACTTGCTTGGCATATGTTGTAGGCGTTGCTTGCTGGCGTGATTGATACAGGGCTAAATTAGTGCCGCTAGTTTCGCTCAAGATAGGTGCATCAAATACTTTGGAAACCAAGCCAAAAGAAGTTTTGCTTGGATTGTAAGTTGATGTGACTTTTGCACTAGCACCACGGTCCACAATTGCTTGATTTACAACATAATAAGCGCCTGGGTCAACAACCAATCCTTGATAAAGAACTGAGTTGGCATCGCCTTGGTCGCTAAATAGCAATTGAGTCGGACGAGAGAATTTGTCAGATAATGGCACCAGCGTGGCGACGCCGCTGCGAGAGATATAAAAACGACCCGCAATGGCATTCACAGCCTGGTTAATCATAGTGAGACAAGATTTACTTTGAATAGTCTTTTGCATTGTCACAGTGCCTGTCAGTGAGCGAGAACCGCCACTTGGCCAACCTGCATAATCAAGCATCCGTCCTACGCGGGTTGCGGCTGTCTCTTCGAAATCTAATGCAGCCAAGACAGGGGCTTCGACTTCGGCAATGAAAGCAAGACCATCGTGAAAGGTCATCGTTACAGTTGGATAATGACCTTGGTTGACAACACTTGATTCTAAATAGCCTTGATAAAGAGTGTAGGCAGTAGCAGACCAAGTTGCCTGTATGCGCATCTGCAAGCCAGCCTTTAGGTTTGGCGAGTAGGTACCTGATGTGTTGTCTGGGTCATAATTGCCTGAATAATTATTGAACACAATGCTTGCAATGCCTGATTGATTTAGAACATCGTATTGTTTCAATCCACGGCGAATGTTAGTTTCAAGAACATCTGTTGCAGTAACTGATGTCCAAGTGGAACTGATATAAAATTGAACTGCAATTGAAGGTGCAGTCACCCCATCGTATTTTGCCACTATCTTGTCCTATGTAAAATGTTTATTGCGCCTGCGCGTTTAGCAAGTTGATTTTGCTTATTGGTAATGTCCACAACATAATCATCGGCAGTTCCGTGTGGCGTGGTTATACTCACTGAGATATTTGGCGTGCCTGAATTGATGATTGAGTTGCCACTAGCAGAGCCATCGCCTTGCGCTGCTAGAGATACAGTTGGTGAGTTGGCAATACGTTCTTGACGGTTCAAGTTTTTCTTAATTGCCTTAGCAGTTGCTTCTGCTTCAATTTCGCCAGTCATCAAAGTTAAGCCATACTTTTGAAGCATTTTGTTAATAATCTGTTGCTCAATAGTAAGTTCTTTTTTCTTTGCGTTGTTAAGTTTGTTTTGAGATTTCAATAAAGAATCCATCACTGATTGTAAATTTGCATCAATTGTTGGCGTCTTTATATTCTCTGACTTGAAGCCTTTTAGACCAGCAATATCAGAAGCGCCAGGAGCCCCTTGGTAGCCAGCAAGTCCTGCTTCAGTTTGTGCTTTTTTGCTTCTTGCATTATTGCCTGCAACTTTTAAGCCAGTAACCAAGGCAACGCCACCTACAGCAACTAAGGCTGCTGCTGTTGAGGCTAATGAAGCGCCGCCCGTGGCAAAGGCCGTTGCAATAGCGGCGCCACCAGCGGCAGTTCGCAATGCCACAAACGCGGCTGTGAGTTTGCCTATTACAGTTGCAAAAGCCGCGATGCGACCAACTACAAACATTCCTGCAATCAATTTAGCCATTGCTTCAATCAATCCCATATTGTTTGAAACAAATGTTACGAATGTGACGAATAATCCTATGAGTTTGACGGCAGCATCACTAGCAGATGTGAATGCTTCTACTAACCTTGTGCCATTAGTTGCAATAAATGCCTCTAATTGTGGCAAAACTTTTGTTTGAATTGTTTGAGCAAATTTTTCAAGAACGGGCAATAGTTTATAGCCAACTTCTTTAAGAATCTCTCCAAAGCGAATGCGCAAGATTGATAAACGAAACTCTAATGTGTTGGCTCGCGTTGCGGCTGAGCCTGCCGTTGCCTTATTGACTTCCTCAAATATAGCGACTAAATCTTTTGATTTAAGAACAGTAGCATCAATACTTGGAACAAGTTGTTGTAAGCCACGAACATTGCCTTGCAAGGCGCGGGTGACTGCTGTTGTTGCAGTGCTCAAGTCAACGCCCGCAAATGCTGATACATCTAAGGCAGTTCCAAGCAAGCCTTGAGCAGCACTGACTGAGCCAGTTACTGCCGCTAGTTTTGCTAAACTTGGCCTTAATTCATCATCGGTTACACCGACTTGAAGTTGCAGATTAGAAACATAACTTTCAACCGATGCAATTGCAGCGTTGGTTGCGCCTGTAGTGTTTTTTAGGCTGTTTGCTAGAAGGGCCTGGCTTTTTTGGTCTGCCATTGCAGCCTGCACTGCATCCTTGCCAATTTTTAGAGCAAAAGCGGCGGCAGCGCCTGCTGCAACGCCAAATGCTTTTACACTTTTCTTAGCAAAGGCGTCAAAATTCTTGCCAAGTTTGTTAATATCTTTTTGAGCAGCCTTTGACCCTTTATCAGAGTATTGAGTGAGGATTCGCGCTACTACTGCACCAATTGCCACTTTATGCCTGCTCTCTGTTCAAATGTCTTTGTAGTTCTACCTTGGCTTCATCAAGAGCCTTTTTCACATTGGCTTCAATTTTAGCGCGGTCTTTATCAACAACCCGCCATATCAAACGCGAAGCAGGTTTGAATCTGGCTGACAATGTGCGCATAAATTGTGCGCCTTGGCTTCTACCAGACGAGCCGCCTGATTTTCTGCCAGCAATTTCAAAGATAGCACCAGCGGCTGATTTATTTATCAACGCACCAGCACTGGTTGTGTAATCGCGTCTGACTTTGCCTTGTGCCTTACTTTTACGAATCCCTGCAATAACTGTTCCAGTATTCCAAGCAGGCCAGCCAGCGCCACCACGCGAACTCCTTTGCGGGTTGGCGGCGTCATAAGTCCGCCAACCGCTCATTGGAGTATCTGTTTTGCCATTACTAATGCCACGCGCAATGCCGTGAGCATCGCGTTCGGCATTGGCGAGTTCGGTGTTAATAACTTTATTGAATTTGCGAACAGCGGATTTATCAAATTGTTTTAAGGCATCAAGAGTTTCCTTGATACCTGTTAGAACAACTACTTCATCCGCCATTTTTCTTTGCCCGCTCTTTCAAATAAATTCCAATTGCTTCAATGATACCTTCAGGGGCATCAAGCAAATCAATTGGTGAAATGCCTGTCTCCACCGCAATTGCCGCTATCGTGTAAGTTAGGCTTTCGCGGTGGATTCGAAATTTGGGTCTGCATCCAATTCAGCGCTCAAAATTGTATCCAGATATTCAGGACCAAATGGTTTGACCACGACTCCATTGACTTGTTGTGCTTTCCAAGCAAGCCAGTAGATGTGTTCAATTTTTTGTTCTTCCCCAATTAATTTGGGCAGTCCTTTACCAAAGTTCTGTTCAAAAGCGACGATGATGCGTGGAGTCAGTTTATATGCTGACTCATTGCCATCAACGGTTTTTACTTTTATTGCTAATCCATCCATCTTATTTCCCCCTTATATTGTTAGGATGTTGCTTTTGTAATTGCTCCAGAGATAGGCCAGGATGCCGAGACACTGGCTAATTCGCCAATGCTTCCTGACACCGATTGCCATTCTGTAATCAACGCTGAGAATGTGTATTTTGGATTGGTTGTAGATACTGCTGCGCTGGTTGGACGAATCTCCATCGCAACTGCTGTACCAATTTTGGTAGTTGAATCGCTTGGATAAATCAATGTTTCAAGAGCGCCAGAAGCGAAGTCCTGGTTAAATTCCAAAACTACCTGATTATCACGGAGCCCAGCCACACGCGTTCTGGAAGTCGAACCCATTGAAGTGGTTTCCACGACATCTAGTGTCGAAGATAATGTCACCGAAGTGACGTATTGTGAGATGTCGGTGCTTGCAAGCACGACATATGCATCGGTTAAAACAAGGCGGGCCATTAGTTATACTCCTTTTGTAATTGCGCCTGAAATTGGCCAGGTCACGGATGCCGTGGCCAATTCTCCCACACTGCCTGACAACTCTTGCCATTCTGAGACAAGCGCTGAAAAACTTAGAGAGGGATTGCTTGCAGATACTGCATCACTTGTTGGCTTCACAACCACAGTGGTTAGTGTGCCAAGTAGTGGGTAAATTGTTTGCTCAACCGAGGATGTTGCAAAATCCTGGTGGAACTCTAGTGTCACCGAATTATCGGCAAGGCCCGCAACGCGGGTACGGCCAGCAGCAATTGTTGAACTAAATGCACTGGTGTCAACTACATCCTCGGACGTCGAAATCGTGACGCTTGCAATATGGTCAGATAAATTTACTGAATTTATCACGACTGACACATCTGTTAAGACTATGCGTGCCATTATTTGGTTTCTCCTTCTTGTGTCGGTACTGCTTTTGCGGTTTGTGCTGACACAAGATGACCACCTGCGACTAGCGCCGCAACATTGCATCCTGCTTCAAGCAGTTCTTTTTCTGTTATTGCTTCGCCTTTTTTCTTCAAGGCAAAATTGTTAGAATTTACTGTGTATCCCATTTATTCTCCTTGGCCCCATACGGTGATTCGATAGCGATAAGATATGAATTCCACATCTCCAGCCATAAATGTTCCAGATTCGGCTGAAGTAACACGCAAGGTGTTGCAGGCGCCACCAAGAGTCAAATCTGACTCAATGGCTGCCTTGATGGAATAGTCTCCAGAACCTTGCAGATACTTATCTAAGTTATCCTGCGCCGAACGCTCTGAGTGGCGTTGAACAATGACATAAACATCAACATTGGCTTGGTCTAAACCACGGGAGTTGTTTAAGTCAAAAGTGAAATCTAATTGACCAACAACTGCTGCTGGCGGTTGTGGCAAGTCTGGAATTAAATCATAACAACGCAGACCTTTGATAGTTTGAAGATTCTTTTTAAGACCATCACGGACGGAACTGGGTTTCATTTTGCCATCCAGGAAACTTTACGGAATGGACGAAGTAGAACTTCAACATCTGGGTCTAATCGAGAACCTAGACGAACAGTTCCAATCTCTGGACTGCCAGCAATCCCGAAAGGTGATTGACGGCGCACAAAGAGTCTTGATGCTTGAATCTTGGTTGCCATTTGAACTTCATTTGGAATTGCAGACCAACCCCAAACTGCTTTGACTCTTACTGATTGTGGCAAGTTGTAAGGAAAGATGTATGCACCAATAGCAAGCAATCTAGTCCACGGCCATCCACGGCGAGGGTTATTCACAGGCTCAACCATATAATCAGAAGTTGCCCACACGGTTGTGTATAACTGATTGAAATTATCATCTGTGGCAATTTCACTGAT